GAAGGAATGGAGATTGGTACGATGGGTGACATGAAAAATGCACTTATAAACGAAGTAACCAAAAAAACATTTAGAGGGTATGAATATAGATTGTTAAAGGAGTTATAATGTTGCTTATGCCAAATGGAAAAGAAGGTAAATCTTTTTACTTTATAAAAAATGACGTTACCCAAAAAGATATTGATGAATTTATCAAAATCAATTTGGAGTTTATTAATACAGCTTACAAAAAAGGTGAAATTCCTTTAGAACTCAAGCTGCTTTTTGAAGATGTTTATAAAAATGAACCGACTATCGAGAATGGAGAAGTTCATTTCATTATGAATATAAAACAATTTGAAAGATTTGTTGAAGTTTGGTCACAAGCAGAAAAACAAATTATGCAAAGTGATTTTTACAATGATATGCACAACAGAGGTACACTTCACTAATGGAAAAAGAAAAAGATGATACAACCGATCGTAAACAAGGAGAAATTATGAGTATTGATAAAATAACGCCTGAAGAATGGGACGCTAAAACAGAGCTCACAAAAGAGCAGATGGAAATGGAAGATAAATGTGACTTTCAAGGAGATGTGGAAGATCTAGATATGGTTAATAAACCACCTCACTATAATCAGGGAACATTAGAGGCTATTGATTATATAAAACAACAATTAGGCCCATTAGGTTATAGATCTTATCTTGAAGGTACGGCGATAAAATATCTACATAGATATAAATATAAACAGTCTAATATACAAGACTTGGAGAAGTGCGTATGGTATATTAATAGACTTAAAAAAGAACTTACGGACATGTAGATGTTTTATTAGTATTTTTCATTTTAGATCCCCAAAGTCTACATGTAATTAGGGAGCCTTACGGCTCCCTTTTTTATACACTATAAGTAATTGGAGAAACTCCAAAACCATTCAAGGAGAGAGATTATGAATGGAGATTTAATTATAAACAGAATATTAGAAAAAGAAAAGGGGCCCAACGGATAGGCCCCTCACACAACAACGGTCGTAGTTGTTAAAAAGGTGGTTTAGATTTAGAACTAGGGGCAGCATTTTTTTTGCTAGTTAAATACTCACCAACTTTAGTTCTAGTTATTGTTTCACCTGTTTTATTATTCTCTTCATCTTTGTGATAAATATTCAAGCACAAAGTTTTATTAACGAGAGAATCTATGCTACCAGGAAATTGTTTAAATCCAACAGCTTTTGCTAGATGTGTAAACATTTCGTTTGATATTCTTTTAGCGTCAGCATTAGCAGCCCACAAGTTATACCACTCATTATGCTCTCTATAATCGCCGTCACTAAACTCAAATGAAACTTTTACAGTCCAATTACCTGCTTCAGATTTATATTTTTCTGCAGCTACAACTTTTACTTCGTGTTCGCCTGCAGGGGCAATCTCTTTTCTTTTAGAGATTTGCTCAACGTCTAACCACTCAACACCATCAAAATCACTCATTACTACCTCCAACAAATTGTGTGTCAAATCCAAGTTTACCTATAATACTATTTAAACAAGGCTCTTCAAAAGGCTCTAGTTTTCCAGATCTATCTTTTGCAGTAAAACCTTGTCCAACATCAGTTTGAAGCCATCTATTTTTTACTATATCTCCGTCGTCGTCTTGTTCTTCGATAACTCTAAGAGCTAAAACTTCGTCGAAAAAATAAGTTATTGATTGGCCCAATTTTGTTCCAACCATTTTAGGCTCATATTGCATGACGTTATCGACGTTTTGTTTTTCCATTTTTGAAACGAAAACAACGTGCATGTGCAAATCACGATAAGCTCTCATAACATTAGTTACAGATTCCTGCACATTTCCATATGCCATTCTGGGATCTTTATGTTTTGCTTTTTCGTAATTTAACAAAATTTCAGACATTTCAGATATAGAGTCCAAACATACGGTGTCGTATTGTAACTCGCCACTCTGTAAAGCCTGACAAATTTCCATAACATCTTCTGCTTTCTTCACCTGTATGACGTCAATATTTTTATCGTCACGAACGGACAAAAGTCCTGACTCCATATCGATCATCAATTTTTTACCAGGTGCAGTAGCACAAAGCGTCGTTTTACCGGCACCCGCAGCGCCGTATATTAAAATTTTTGCCCCTTGATCTTCGACCAATGAATTAGGGCTCACTATTCTTTGTTTTAAAGACATAATCTCTCCTTAATAATAGTTGTTGCATTATAGTAAAACAAAAGTTACCATATGTCTATTATTTAATTACGGATTTGTAGAAAATGTCAAAAGACTTTACTTGGTTAGCAAACTACCATTTTAGAAATAAAATTTTATCAACAAAAGCGTTGAGGAACTTAGGCGTCTTAGACATACAACCCAAATATAAGGAGAGAGAAGTGGAACGATACACGTTAAAACAATATATAGAATTCTTAGGTATGCCCGAAGCGGCAGAAAAATTTGAATGTTCAATAGCTTCAATTAAATCTTGGAGATATGGATATCGTCAACCTTCAGTTGATCAGGCTAAAAAAATTATTAAAGCCTCTAACGGAAGGCTGGATTTTGAATCCATCTATGGTAATCTCGAAGATATTGTAGCTGAAAGTGTTCAATCTAAATCTAACTGAAAATGAAAGCCCACTAGATCTAGCCTTATCATACTTTGATGAAGGTATGACGGTAGTTCCTTTGTTGCGTAAAAATAAAAAACCACCAGTCTTTTTAGGTGGTTGGCACCAATACAAAACAGAAAGACCAAAAAGAGAAAAGGTTATTGAATGGTTTAAAGATAGAGATGATCTTGTAGTTGCTTTAATTTGTGGTGAGTTTTTAGTTGTTGACGCAGACACTCCAGAAGCTATGTCTTGGGTAGAAAATAATTTACCTGCGAGTCCTTACCGTGTTATTACCAGTAAAGGCATGCACTACTACTACAACAATCCACAAAACTTTACTACTTTCGCAACAAAGAGAAATAACGATACGCCAATAGAAAGGCATATAGATATCAGAGGGGAGGGTGGATTAATTATTGCCCCTTACAATAGACATGCCTCTGGAGCCATGTATAAACCGCAACTTTTTCCTGAATGGGATGTTCATGATTTTGATGATCTGCCTGATTTTACCGAAAAAGAATGGATAGCTATTACAGGCAATAATAGAGATAAGTCTATTAAGGTTCAAGCTCCTATCTCATTAGACGGTGTTAATGAAGGATCGAGAAATGACCAAGCCGCCAGATTAGCCGGTTATCTAATATCAAAAAATATTAATATTGAGTTTGCTAAATTTTTTATGCAAAGTTGGAATAGTCAAAACAGTCCACCTTTATCACAAGCAGAAATAAATTCAGTTGTAGATAATGTAAAAAAAACCCATGACCGAAAAAATGCAAAGGCACCTCTTTTTGTAAATAGTTATGAAAAAATAGATCCGCCAAAAAATTTATATAGGCCGCCAGGTATTTTAAAAGACATGTTTGATTTTTGTGAAAAAATAGCACAAGTAAGCCAACCAGAACTATCTATTGTAGCTGCACTATCTTTAGTTAGCGTTGTCTGTGGTAGGATTTATAGAACAAACATGAATAATTTTTCATCTTTATACTTTATGGGTATAGCCAAATCTGGTCAGGGAAAAGAAAATATAAAATCATTTGTTGAGAATGTTTTGAACACTTCAGAACACCAAGATTTAGTGGTTGGGGATGGCTACACATCATCAGGTGCAGTACATTCAATACTTAGATATAGACCAACTCAAATAACAATTATGGACGAGTTTGGTAAAAGATTAGAGGCTATTGGAGCACAACAAAATACAAATAGAGAAGATGGCATACAAACTTTAATGGAAGCTTGGGGCAGATGTCACGGAGCTTTGCGACCTGATAATTATTCTTTGATGGCTGTACCTGATCAATATAAAGATCAAGCTATGAATAGAATAGCTTACAAACCTGCAATTACATTAGTTGGGTTATCTGTGCCACAAAATTTTTACAAAGCTTTAAATTCAGGCCGTATAGCAGATGGTTTTTTAAACCGATTTCTTGTTATTGAATCTAAAGAGCCTAGAAAAGTACAAAGGCTAAAACAGTATAAAAGTGCTCCTTTGAATATTGTCAATTGGGTAAATTATATACGAAGATCTACATCTGATTTTGATGGAGTAGAACAAAACAACGCTGAATTAGATATTAAGCCTAAAATAATACCCTTTAGCAAAGAAGCAGAAACATTATTAGAAAATTTTGCTGATGAAATTGTCAAACGTCAAGACGCCTTAGAGAAAGATAATTTAGAGCCTTTGTTATCCAGGACTAGAGAAAAAAGTATGCGACTATCTTTAGCTTGTGCTCTTGCTAAAAATCCTGACGCTAAGGAGATTGACGCAGAAGTAACTGAATGGTGTATAGATTACGTAAGATATTATGATTTATTATTTATAGAAGCATGTAGAGATAAAGTTGCTTCGTCAGCAACTGAGTCTAAAATAAAACAGGTTTTATCTTTTATAAGATCGAGAGGAGAAGAAGGTATATCAAAAAGAGAAGTTGATAGGCATGAATTGTTCAGAAGTATGAAGACATACGAAGTGAAAGAAATAATAGAGAGATTGAAAAACGCAGGCGAAATACAAGAAATGGATTTAAGGGTGGGGGGTAAAGGTAGGCCTACAAAAAGATTTGTTGCGGTAGATCCTAATTATTATGAAGATTAATAAGAAAGCTATGAGAGAGGCAATATTCGATACTGCTTTGGGTTTGCCTATAAATTGGTTTTTTGCATACATAACTATAGTTGTGTTAATGTTATTTGGTATAAATAGTGCTTTGATGATATCTATAGCGCAAGTTGTAGTTCTTACTATTTTAGCTTTGATAAGAAAATATTTAGTGAGAATATATTTTAAACAAGGAGAAGACTATGAGGACACCAAGTCTTGAAACTAGAGAGGATCAAAAAAGAGAAGAACGTATAGCAGGTTATTTGGAAGGAGCTTGGCACGTTACTTGTCATAAATTACCAACTTCTTATGCGCTCGATTACTGGATAGAGTCAAAAGAAAAATGTTACTGGTGTGAAGTAAAAGTTAGAACTTTTTCAATAGAAAAATACGACACATTAATTTTATCTATGGCAAAGTTAAGAAAAGGTGCAAGCTACGCTAGATCTACAAATATACCTTTCATAATAGTTTACGCCATGACAGACGGTCTTTATTATCATGAGTGGGATCCAAATCACTTATACGATATCAGAATGAATTTATCACAAGATCCTAAATATGATGAAGACAATGAGCCATACGTTCACATACCTGTGAATATGTTAAAATGTATTTCAGACAAACCGCTTGGTCTTGATAGGAACGAAATAGGTTTTTAATGAGCAAAATAACCGAATCAGTAATAGGTGTAGCAGATAAAGTATTAAGTAAATTTGTTACAGACAAAAATCTTAAATTACAATTAGAACACGAACTTAAAACAGAATTACATAAGGCTAATTTAGCTCAAATAGAAGTAAATAAAGAACAAGCAAAACATTCATCAATATTCGTATCAGGAGCTAGGCCTGCAATAATGTGGGTAGCTTGTTTTGGGTTATTGTGGTCATATTTTCTAGCCCCTATTTTAAATTGGATAATTATCGTAAGTGGGAGTCAAGTCCCTTTACCTGAAATACAAACTGAAGGATTACTTACCCTAACCCTATCACTTTTGGGACTTGGCGGTATGAGAACTTATGAAAAAATGAAAGGCGTAGCTAGAAACTCAATGAACGATTAAGTTCTTAAAATAGGACTAAACCCTAGTTGTCTTTCTCTTTCTAATGTAGGCAAGGCATCTTGCCCTAATATGTCTACAGGATCTATTTCTGGCAGATCTACTTGTCCGACTGGTAAAGGCAGCTGTTGTCTACCAGTAGGAATTAAATTTTGTATTTGTGCTGCTCCTTGGCCTAAAATTCCTGTAGCTTGATCATCTAAAGTTGTGGCGTCTAACTGTTCTTCAACTTCTTCAGAAATATCCTCAGCAACACCAGATACTGCTAAACCTGTTTGTCTTACCCCACCAATTAATAAAGCTCTTTGGAATATTTCTATTAATTGAACAACCGCAGATTTATCTGTTCTTGCCATAAGTTTTAAGATGGTAGGGTTTTGAAAAGCTGAACGTAAAACTCCCAACCCTATCAATGTACCCCATACGGCTGGATTGAAAGCATTAATAGCTATACCTGCAGCTACAAGTGTTCCGGCTGCACCTCCTCGTCCAACTTCTTTTCTTGTTAAAAGCTCCATAGTTTTGCCAAAGTTTTTTAGACCTTGTGCTACTTCTGTGCCAAACATTTCAAACAAAGTTTCGTCACCATATGATTTTAAAATATTGTTAAATTTATCGGCTTGGAAAAGTTTTACAATATCACCTTGTTTTGTAATACCGTCAAAATCTACTGCTCTTTGCAAAATCTTATTCATAGCATTATTTTGAATAGCCACAAATTTTTCTGGACCTAAAAGTGCTTTTACCTCTGCAATATTAGAAGCCCCTTGTGGCGTAAATATTTTACCAACAACTTCTTCTGTTGTTGCCTCTGGCAGTCTAGATATAATTGCGTTACCTTCAAATCTTGCTGTTTCTGATTTTGCTTTGGCTATATTTCTTAAACCTTCTATAAATGATTTACCTGATGAAATTTTTGTCAATCCTCTTTCAGAGGTTTCAAGATTTAATATTAATTCTTCTATGTCACCAGGTTTTAAATTCGGTTTTACCTCATTTATCTGACGTAAGGCTGCCAAAAAGTTATCAGAATTAAAACCGCTTACAGTTTCATCACCAAATAAAGCTCTTAACTTACCTGGACTTTTTGCGTCAAATCTTGTAAATATTGCAGCAAATTTAGAAAAATCTATAGTATTTGTTGAATAATCATACGCGTCATAAAATGCTTCAGAAATTAATTTTTTCTTTAAAGAGTTTCTAAGCTTTAATTCGTTGTCTGGTTTAAATCCTTTTGGCCCTACATCCTTTATATAGTCGTCGTACATTTTGACTGCTTTAAACATATCTTCTAGCTGTTCTCTGTTACCACCTTTGAATATTTTGCTATAAGCTTCGTCTGGAGATAATGTTCCATATTTAGCGTTTGACAAGGTAGCACTTTGTATTATTTTGTCATCAAAATTCTCTAATACATCTCGTGAAAATTTATTTGCACTTTTTAAAAGGTGTATAGCACTACCTAGTTGTTTAGCGTCTGCCGGTGAAATTTTGGTTTTAACTGCTAACTGTTCAGCATCACCCAAAATCCCTAATAACCCAGGTCTATTGCTCCCACCCGTTAATTCATCACCAAAGCCTAAAATTTCTGTAACTTCGTTGACAACTTTTTTCAAAGGTGACTCTCTAGTGAAACTTGCTGTCAAAGCTTTTAAATCAGATAAAGTATTTCTTATTTGCACTAAATTTAATGAATCTGCTTCTAAAGGTTTTCCTTCTTTAAGATTTTTTGCTAAAGTTGCGCTTTTAGCCGCTAGATTTTCTTGTATTCCTTTTAATAGTTGTATAGCGTTGGCCCCAGCCTCTTTATCGTCGGCACCAAAAATGAATCCTAGCCTTTCGTTTTCAAATTTATTTAAAGTTGCCTTTATATCGTCTGATGCTTTTTTGAAAACATTTTCATTAATATCTCCAAGTATTTGTGGTCTTATACTTCTTAATGCAGTATCGGCTTGTTGGAATTTTTCAAACTGCTGTTTCCTTAATCCGCTTCTAGCTTCAAACAAAGCCTCTTTTATAACCTGTCCTGTATCACCTGGATCTATTTTTTCTGGCAATATGCCGCCAGGTCCGTAAATTCTTTGATCGGTTAAATCTTTTATTAAATCGTCGAATAATTTTTCAACACTTTGTATTGAATCTATCTCAGAATTATTAAGGGTAGCTATTCTGTCTCTTACCAAATCATCTAATTCACTTTTTTGTGCTGAAGTCATGAAAGTTCTATCGCCATAATTTTTTATAATTTCAGCTAGATCGTCGCCATCTATTTTTTCTTTATTCAAACGGGCAAATAATTCAGCTATAGATCTTGTTAAATATTTTTTTGTTTCTTCTGTCCTTTTGGAACCAAAAACTAATTCAGCGGTTGACTGTCCTCTACCCACCAAAGATCTACCTAAGTTAGCTTGTGAAGGCAAGCCTCTTTCCTGAAATATTGTAACTTTACCCGCTTTTATAGCTTCAACGATTTCTTTTTCTGTGGCTTCTTTTCCTAAACTTGCGTCTAGTTTCATGATATCGTCCAAATTACGACCCTGTATAGCCTGTCTAAGTAATCTTATATTGTCATGAGGTGGTTGCTTGCCTAATAGCATGCCATAAGCAACTCCTAAACCTTCTCCTATACCCTGACCTAATGCCCCTAACCCAAATTCAAATTTTAAAAGATCTGCTATCTCTTGTTTATTTTGTAATTGTAGACCTTGTTCGACCTCTATAGCTTCTTCTACACCTTTACCAGCTGCAGTACCTATACCACTTGCTAAAATTCTGGAAGTTCTATCACCACCATTAAAAAATTTCATCAACCTAGTCACGCCCCCAATCAAACGCGCTTGTGGTGTAAGAAAAGCTATAGCGCCTAATATAGGACCAACGACTCCAGACATATCTGCAAAGTCATATTTATTAAAACCAAAAGATCTTTCATCAATGACTACGTTTTTACCTACTCTGCTGCCGTCTTTCAGAGTTAGATACTCAGGTTTTATACCTAATTTTAACAATCCTGCAGGTGTAGCTGCTAGTTGCAGGTCGCTGGTGTAAGTGAAGCCATCTTCACCCAATATTTTTTCGGCTACATTTTCTCTTTCTCTTGGGTTTTCAGCAGTTCCTAATTTATATCTTAAATCTACATCCTTAACACCTGTTTCATAATCAAATAGAAGCTCCTCTATGCCCGGTAGAGCAGCAAGCTTACCATCTCTTGCTCTGTTAACTGACTGGATTTGTTCTCTGACTATAGCTCTAGCCTGTTCCGGAGTATCTGCTTCAACTCGAACTTTATTAGCGTCTGTTATGTTTACTTCATATATTGGCATATTATTACAAGTCTATACCTATTACTGTATTGATATCTTTTTGATCTAAAATTGCTTTTGAAAAATCGCTTGCAGCTAAAATCTTAGCTATTATGTTTGTTTTACCTAAAAGATATTCTTGTCCGAATTGACCTGCGGCAGGTTGTTTAAGTGCTGATGCGTTTAATCTGACATCACTTTGATATTTTAACGCGTTATCAACTAATTGTTGCCTAGAGTTTTTAAGCTTTTTGAGTATTTCATCTGGTTTTGAAGTTAAATCTAATTTACCAAATACTTGATCAACAATTTGTCTGTCTAAGTTAGAAATTGTTCTACCTGACTCGTTAAGAATCTCTCTAATGCTTCTATTTTTCAAAACGGTAATCAAATTTTGTATTTGTGTCGCGCTAGAAGTGTCTATGCCCTCTATTCCTGCTGCTGCTATAAATTGATCTTTAAATCTGTTGAAAGCTCCAGGGAAACCTGTAACAGCCTCTCCTTTGTCTCTAGCAGTTTCAAATAAACGTATTGCGTCATCCATCAAAGCTAAAGCTGATTGATTACCTTCAAAGTCTTTTATAGATTGATTTAATTTATCACCTCTTTTTGCTACTGCCTCAATATCGCTGAATTTCATTTCTTTGCCAAGCGCCCCAGCACTTTTAATAAGTAATTCTTCTTGGAATTTTTGTTTAGCCAGTTCACGCGCTGCTTCTTCTTTAGCAAATGCAGCAGCACCTTTAGCTAATCCTGCTCCCATAGTGCCTTGTTCAACTAATTGTGAGCCTATATTTCTAATAGCACGTAAAAACTTATCACTACTAAATACATCTAGCCCTAATTTTTTTGCAGCTATTGCTGTATCAAAACCTTTGTCTATGTCTTCTTTTTTTGTAAAGCCAGTTTTCACGTCAGAATCAACAATGGCTTCTTCAAGATCTGCTTTATCATTATCTTTTTCTACATTTATTTCTTCCTCAGGGCTGTCCGAAGTTATTTCTTCGGGATCTTCTGTCTTTACTTCTGCATCTGGGTCTGGAGGAGTTTCACCCTCGTCTAATTGCTCTAGCTCAACATTAATAGGATCAAGTCCAACTACTATTAAATCAAGTTCCTCTACAGATTTACCCCTTCTCAATCTACCACTTAGGTCTTGTTCGAGTGGATTCTCTTCATCTGGAAAATATTCTGACTCTATTACTAACTTCGGATTCAATTTTTGTATTAAAGGTAATTTATTAAATTCTTCTTTAGATATGTATTCTTTTTTAAAAGGATCACCAGCACGACCGAATAAAGGGTTTAAAATACGTTCTGGCAAAGTCGCAATATCTAAACCTATTCTTTCTACAGCTACTAAACCAGGAGAAACAAAGTCTTGAAGACCTGAGCCAAAGGATAGATAGTCTGGTAACATTTCCCCGAATTTAAAAGTTTCAGGATTTACGTCAGAAGCTTCAGACCTTTCAAAAGCTACCCTATCCCTAATTATTCTTCTTAAACCTTGTCCATACTCTACCTCTGGATTTTGTATTAATGCGGCTAATGTGTTCCTGTCTATAGCAGACAAAGAATTCAGGAACCTATCAGGATCTATATCAAATATTTGACCAGTTGAGCTACGATATTGAAAAGGATCAAGTTGCACTTCCACGACTTCTTCTACAGGAATGTTGTCTTGATTTAAATCTTCAATACTTTCCTCTATTGTTGTGTCTAAATTTGAAAAATCTGGTCCAAAACCACTAGGCGGTAGAACATCATCAAACGGATCTTCAAAAGGATTAGTAAACATAGGATTACCCTGCACAAATCCACCTACGTTAAACTTTTTTTGAAACCGTATGCCTATCTCTGGTACAGGTTCATTAAAAGGCACACCCATTTCTTGTGCAAACAAAGTTGTTGTGTCGAAGAAAGAAGACGGTATGTCTTTTTCAAAGGTATATGAATTTCTACTTTCAAATTGCGGATTTTTACTTACTGTTAAAAAATCTTGGGCCTTGTTTATTTTTTCTAAAAACAAAGATTCGATGGCTCTGTCTATATTTTTTGCTAAATTTACATTTTCATCTAAATTTAATTTTTCTTTTAAAGACAGCAAACCACCAATAAGTTTTTCAAAGTCTTTACCTTTTTGCACGCCTACAGGATCTGCAAGTGTTGGCATATTTTGCATGTCTGTATTTTCAAACATTTTTCTTTTCAATATTTCTTTCATTAGTTTCCGTATGTTTTCGGGTTTACTAGCCCAGAATATAAACTTAGTCCTGCACCTAAACCTCCAGCTGCAGGGTCTGTAGGCAATCCATATGCACTACCTATTTTGGTGCTTGCTTGTTGATATCCAGGCAAGAGACTACCTACCTGTCCTAAGACTGATAAAGGTCTATCCATTTGTTTTCTTTGCTGTTCAAATTGTCTTGCTAGTTGTGTATCTAATATGCCTCTTTGTACTTGTCCTAGCCCCATCAGTTCTCTTCTTTCTTTTTGCGCTAGATCTTGTCTTTCTCTACCTAGAGCACCTATATCTCTACCATAAGCAGCTAGATTTTGCCCTATGCTTCTAGCAAGCTGTGATCTTTGTCCACCTACAGTTAATAGATCTTGTCCAAAACCTCTTCTTGCTTCTAGTTCTCTTGCCCCTAATCCAGATTCAAAACTTGCAGCTCTTTCTAATCCACCTCTTTGGAACTCTGATTCTCTTTGCGCTTGTCCTAAAGCTTGTTGGAAACCTCCAGATCTTATGCCAGCTAGTGCTTCACCTAACCCTTTTCCAAGAGCTCTCTGACGTTCGGCAGCTGTTAGTCTGGCTCTAGATCCGAAGGCGGATTCGCCTCCTGCTTGTATATCTCTTGCTCTTTGTTCTATATCTCTAATTTCACCTGCACGTAAAACATCATCTATTGTTCTTTGCACAACTTGCTCTTCAAAAGGATTAAAAAAAGCACCTGCTGATCTTGGATCAAAACCCACTAAACTTGCTCTTTGGAACTCTCTTGCTGATGGGCCTGTTTGTCCAAGAGACTGTAATAGACTGCCAAGACCTGTACCAAATTGTTGCTCTGCTCTAGAAAAATATGGTTGCATAAGAGCACCACCAGCACGCTCCAAACCAACTGCTTCTTCTATTGCTTTTTGTTGTTGTTGTAAAAACGGCTCAAATCCACCTAAACCGGCTACAGATCTATCTATAGCAGTCTGTTCTAATGGTGTTAAGCCTGCGGTTTGTTGTAACGGTATTTGTTGTTGTATTGCTGATGCAGCTGCTTGTTGAAGCTGATTAAAAAATCCAGGTGTGTCCTCTGTACCAAAGTATAAGGAACGCACTAATGGGTCGCTAATTACCTCTGATACTTCTTGTTGGCCTAAAACAGGTCTAAGTGGAGCTGGCCCTGTATCTACTGCAGGAACTGGGTCTGTCACGACCTCTGAGCCAGATTCTTCTCCCCCTGTCTCACCTGAGCCTGGCACTACGTCTCCTGCCATACCTAAGTCAACATCAGCATCTGGAAATTGTGGTTGTAAATCATCTGGTCTAAAATCTGGTATATCACTGGGATTTGGTAAAGTATTTAATACAGGTTCTCCAGTATCTAAATTAATAGCTGGTGGCATAACTTGTGCCTGCATCATACCAGGTGCTGCTTGAGGCATAGGCGGTCGATAAAGTCGCTCACCATTTGGGCCTAAAAAAAATTGACCTCCAGGTTCTACTCCTGGTGGTAGGCTTGCCATATCTCTACGGAATTGTTCCATCTGTTTTTCGTTTTCACTTCCAAAGTTATCATTACGTCTTGGATTAGCAATTCTCATACTTCTAGGTAAATCGCTAGGTAATGGTGCTTGTGTAATTACTGGCATGCCAAATCTGTCCGTTGTAAACTTCGGGCCAAAATCTATATTACGTCCTCTCATGCTACTCCTTCAAAATATTTCATTAATTTCATCATGTTTTTTGCACCTCTTTGTCTGTCTGGTTCTAGTGCTGGTGATAACTCCATAATACCACCTTTTTTCTTTTTCATTTGCATACTACCTGCACCTAAGTTTGCCTTAGCAGTCATAACAAATTCACCGTCTGACAACATAGCCGGTATATCATCTGAGGTGCCGGTACCAGGTCCGATAGACTCACCACCTGATCTCATATCTAAAACATCTCCACCCTCTGCATATTCTAACGCTTCATCTGTGTCCATTATTCCGCCTTTTGCTTTTCCTACTTTTTTTGTATTTTTTACATATTTAACTGCCAATTCAAATATTTCTGGATGATTATCATAAGCTGTTCTTAAAGGCATTTTGAAAGGTGCATTTGGGTCTGGTTCGTTAACAGGTTTACCAGTTTCTACATATACCGCTCTGTCTGATAAATCATCTTTTACTTGTCCTTTTCTTACAGCTTCAACATACGCATCAAAATCTCTGTCAGGTATGTCCTCTAAACTTCTCATGACTTTCCCGAATATGCTTTGCTGTCTTATAGCCGCATTAGATTCGTCTAGAATTAAACCCTCTGGGCTTATTAGCAATTCAAATGATTTTTTGTTAGCTGGACCACCTTCGGCATAATCTGATTCACCAACAACAGCACCACCTTTTGCAAAAGCATTTATTTGTGGTCTGGGGTTATTAAAACCGCCCCCCAGTCCTAAATCAAAACCGCCCGGTCCAAATGTTTGTACTGGTGCTAAATCTTTTCTTATTCCTGCTCTAACGTCTTGCATGCCTCCTTGTCTCTCTCGTAATGCTTTTTCTGTTAATTCACCATATCTTTTTGCTAATAAAGCTAATGTAGGATCTATTCCTGTAACACTTTTAACACCCTCTCTTACATTACCTAAAGACCCAAATATACCGCCTCCCCCTGGATCAATACCAAATAAATCATCTAAAATGTTGAACTTCCTACCACTAGGTGTTTGAAAAATACCGGAGGATCTTAGTTGATTTACTGGTACTGGTCTACCATCTTTATCCATAACTGTTGGCACCAAAGATTGTAAAGGTTGAATTTGACCTGACTCATACATAAGTTGTTTGTACAAATCTGGTTGAAATTCTTGTATTCTTTTTAAATCATCCGGCGATAAATTATTTAAATAGTTTTGTGCTTTTTCTCTTTGTTGTTTTGTGACTGCATAATTAAATTCGCTAGTCTCTTCTTGTTGAGCTACTTGTTGTTGCTGCCCCATCCCAAAAAGATCTCTGCCTAAATTTTTAAAGATACCTCTTTTATCCTCGCCCGGTAACACATATTCTTTTATACTGCTAAAAGTGTCACCAATAGATCCTGTACCTCCACCTAATTGGGATAAACTACCGCCTTCTCCGAAAACTTTCGGGCCTGTAAATAAACTTATAGCATCACCAATACCACCTTCGCCTGTTACTATACGGCCTGCTGCTCTAGCTTTGGAATAAATATTAGCTGGAGCCTGCCAAGGACCAGGTACAAATTTTGCTATTTCTGCAACAGGGTCTAAAACTTTTCTAACTTTTTTGAAGAATTTACCTATTTTCTTTTTAAATTTTTTGAGAAAAAACTCAGGTAATCCTGTTTGTGGATTTATAGAATTTAGTTCGTTGCCAACTATAAGTTCATTTAAAAGAGTGTCTTCTTTTTTTAAAGCTTTTTGTACGGCTGTTTTAAGACTAGGATATTTGCCTAAAAAATCGGCAGGCAAAACTACTTCACCAGGAGTTAAATGTGCTAACTCTGTATCTCCGAATCTACCCTTATTTTTTAAACTTTCTATACCTTGCATATTATGTAATTGTAACTGTTACGCTGCCTAACGAGCTTGTCGCACTCAATCCTGTAGGATAGGTACGGTGACTTGTTAGGTCAATAAATTGTGTTCCGTCGAACATCTGCAATACTTCTGTAGTTGTATTGAATATTAGCGTGCCAGCTTCAAGTTGGGCTGTATCACGTTCGGTTTGATTTAATTGTAACGTAAAAGTAGGGTCAAAACCACCTAGATTGATTTCTAATATTCTTACCAAACGGTTAAAAATTTCTACAGATACTTGATCGCCAGTAGCTATTGGAAGTCTTGTTGGTAATAATTTAGCCATCTATATGAAAATTTTGTATTAAAATCTCTACAGCATTTAATTTATCTTTTGCACTCGCTAATTTTTCTACCTCTACATCTAAAGATTGAACTATGTCAGAATGTTCTCCTATACCAACTGGACTAATCTCGTAAGCCAAAATATTTGCTTCATGTACAGCTATATCGCCGATATATTTTTTTCTTAATGCTTCTAATAAACTTACTTCTGGGTGCATTATCTTCTTCCGTCTTGTCTAATATCTAGTCTAGTCGCTCCTAATCTCCAGCCAACTCCATCATTACCACTATCTCCATCATTAGACGCTATTCTTATTACAGCCTGTCTTCCTCTGCCTCTAATGTGTGATTGTTGTGTGTTAGAGTCTACGGTTGATGTGGCTACTGTAGATAAGCTGTCGCCAGGGAAGTTTCGCACTTTTGTAACAAAATTTACATTACCCTCTTCTGATGACAAAAATTTAACATCTGGTATTATTTTTTTGATAAAGATAAAGTTTTCACCATCCCCTATATCAAAGTCAGAAGATTCTATAAATACACCAGTCATTTCGCTGCCATCATCATTAAAACCAAATTCATGTTCAAAAAGACTATTACTACCAACGGCCTGTGGGAAGGGCTCTACTCCAGAGTCTAACCATACAGTTCTAACCAGTTGACCATAATACCAAGCTTTTTCTTCGTAGTTGTAAATAACATATCTGTCTATTTCTTGCGAAGTTGCGGATGGATAAAACCAGCCTATTTCGTTTTCTTTTGTGTTTGTGAAGGCGGTTACTTTGTAGGCTTGCTCGCTGTTAAAATTAGAGAAAACAAAATTTAAAACACTACAAGGTATTTTTTGTACTGTCCCGTTGTATACATAAAAATTATCGTATGACATAAAATATACACCATTAGGTCCTGTAACTGCTGCATTTGGACCTACTAATCCTGTAGCTTCGTTTATTAAATTTAGTGCAAAAGTAAAAGGTGGTCCAACAAACTGCATGCTGTAAACAGAGGTATCTGTAAAAATTACTGTTTCTTGTCTTGATTTAACAGCACCAACTATAGTAGATCCAGAAGAAAGCCGTACTGAGCCTGCGGTATTATCAATTTTTGGCTCAAACTCTAGTTCATTTTCTTGATCTGAAAATGCTACAAACATAGGATCTACTGAGCCAGTTCTTGCAGTACCTGAAGCATTTAATGGATCAGCGCCCAAAACAATAAGATGTCTGTCGATTTCTGATGTAATAACTTGTAATGCTTTTGTTGGCACTAGATTTGCACCTGTAATACCTGATAGTTCTACTGCTCTAGTGCTTAATCCGCCACTTTCTAACCATCTAAATATACCACCAGCTCTAGCATTAATAATTAAATTTTCACCAAAATTATCATGTGACCATAATCTAAGTTGGTTTGTCTCTGATAAAGCTGCTGTCGTACCCCAAGTCCCATCACCCCATCCATTAGCTCCCCAACCAGTAGATGAAACATAAAAATCAAGGCCTACATTTATTTGATAAGCTCCTACCACACTTGATCCACCATTACCGGTATCGGAAGAATTAGCAGTTACAGTAGAGCCAGATGTATCTTTAGCCGTAATTTTATATGAATTTGCATTTACTATCGTATCTATTTGATATTCTTGATTCAGGACTGCGGCAACAATATTGCCACCTAATGACGTAGCCCCACTAAAAGTTACAAAATCATTTTTGACTGCTCCATGTGCGGTATCTGTGACTGTTAATTCCGAAGATCCATTAGACGCACTAAAGGTTACATCTCCTGCAGAGGTGGTTAGTCTAATCGGTGTAACATCATTTATTGTAGTGCCTTCTTTTATTAAATATTTAAGATGTGTGCCTATACCTAAATACTTACTACCTTCTAACGATATCCAATTATGCAAAGCTCTTGCGGTTCCTGTTATAGACGAATCAGTAGTTTTACGCCATCCAGCAAATTTTTCTGGTCTTCCTGATCTAAATCTAATTAAATTACAATCAAACCAACCCCCTTCATTATCGTAAGCAGTACCTTCTCTATTAATCCCTGGCCTAAATATATATTTTTGTATACTCATGTTTTTAATGTATCAATAATAGTTATAGAGCGTCTTAAAGATTTAAGAGTATCTACTTCTTTTAAATATTCTACCTTTTTCTGATATGTTTTTCCTAATTTATGGTTTGGTAAAAATTCTACTATATTTAACGGTAAATAAACAAAAGCAAATATGTCTACCTCTGCAGAATTATATGTTTTTTTTGTTTTGTTAACTTTTTTATTTATATCCCATCTCACCCAGTCAGATGAATGATGATCAAAACAGGAGGCGCTAGTTTTAACTTGTATTTTGTAAGAATTTTTTTGATCTTGTGATAAGTAATCGTATCTTGCAGAGGGTGGTGCCTCAAAGACTTCTTCTAGGTGACG